GGGTCATAGATTTTATTCCATTTACCAGCAACTTGAACTTCGTGAAACCATACTTCTTTAAACGGTGATGAACCGTCAGTTGTAGGTAGGACTCGAAGTCTCTTTTGTCCTGTTGATTTTCCTTGTGGAAGAATTGCCGCGAAGTATTTCTTCATTCGGTCTTCTTGTGAAATTTTACTTCCACCTGTGTTTGATTTCGCTTTTTCATACTGAGCGAGAACAGCATCTAAAGAATTTGTCGCCATAAAATATATAATTTAAAAGTTAATAAACAAAAGTAAGTGTGTCAGCCGTAAAAGTCAAATAAGGTTTACCAATTAATACTTAATTGGTTTGAATTCATCTTCTTCACCATAAGTATTAAATGTCCCTTTAATTTCATCAACAGAATAATCTTCAACATCATCAGTTGTTAAAACATATTCATTTTTACCTGACTTTTGAATGTCTTGTTGTTTATCTGTAAAGAAATCAGTTAATTTTTGATTATATGGTCCAGAATCCAAACTTCTAAGTTCAAGTTTTTCTTGATTAGTTTTTGGTCGGTATTTTTCAATTTTTGATTCCAAATCATTAAGTTTACTCATAACTTGGTCCATATCAGACAGTTTCTGTTCTAAATTTGAAAGTTGTGAAAATAGATTATTGAAATATTCTTCTTGTTTTGTTTCAATATTTTTTTGTGATTTAACTAAGTCTGTAATTTCAAGTTCCTCTGAGCCAGTTATTTCCTCTCCTTCTTCACCAACTTTTTCAACATCAGGGTCTGCTGCAACGTCAACAGGAGTTGGTTCTGCCTCAGCGGCTGGTGGAGTTGCAGGTGGAGCTCCGGCCGCATCAGGTGCCGGTGCTGGAGGTGGAGGAGTTTCTCCTTCAACAGGAGCCTCAACAGGTGGTTCAGCCTCTTGCTCAACAATATATTTATTAATCTTATTGTATCTTTTGATTTCCTCTAAAATTTGTTCAGACATTCCCATTTTTTTATCCATTTAAAAGTTGTTTAATACCAGTTTTGGTTTCAACGTTAATTTTTTTGTTAGACATATAAGTGTTGTCCACTCTTTCAATTAATCCATCTTTCATTCTAACTGTGTAACAATCACCTGTATCTAAGTCGCAAACTTCTTTAAATCCGTTGCCGGCATCTTTTTCTGTAATTCTTGTTTTTTTACCAAGATAATTGTCTAATAATTGTTTTACGTCCATAGTTTTGGGTTTTATTATAAATATCTATGTTTTTATAAAATTACTAAGTCTTATAACTTCTTACAATCTTATAAGATTTTCTAACTTTTTCGGTTAATTTATCAAATTCAGCTTTATTAGTTTGAACAAAATTTTCATATAAATTTGGTATACCTTGTGTTTTATCATATGGAACATATTGTATCCACGTTTTAGTAAATCCACTAACAAAGGCATTCTCATCTTCTGTAGTTTTTATAACTTCAGCAAATATATCTTCATACCTTAACAAATTAAAATTAATACACTCATTAACTGATGGGAATGTAAGGTATGCTTGACTCAAATTATCAGCCCCATTCATACAAATATAATTCTTATCAAAATACTGATTTAAACTACCTCCCCAAACAGGAGTTCCTGGTCCTACAGGTGATTGTGAAATATTATTATTATAGTATTTAAACTTACTACCATCATATGAATTAACATAGAATAATGTGAATACCACATAGTCCATACCAGTTCCGTTAAATGCCGGAGCCGCCTTAACTTTATTATCCACTTTTTTCCACATACTATCAACAGATTCAGTAAATTCTGAAGGAGTTGAAGCCGAGAAATTAGTGTATGGTGAAGTAGGTTTACATATTGGATTACTACTTGGAGCAAATGTTGAATTAATTTGGTTTGAAATAGAGTTTTTAGTCTGTATTGTATTTTGTTCTATTCTCTTTTCAGTTTGTCTCTTAGTAACTAAATTATTAACAAGTTGACTCAAGAATGTTTTCTTTATAGACTCAAGTAACGCATTTTCAAGTGGTGGTGTATATAGTTTTTGTCTTGTTCCAGTAAATGTTGTTGTAAAATTTCCGTTTGTAATTTGGTGTTGGACACTATCGATATAATATGGTCCAGCAAACATAGGAACATTTCTTAATACAAAATACATTGTTGGTTGTATCATCGCGTTACCTATAGCGGTTATGGTAGCTCCATAACTTCTTGTTGTGTAAATATTATATAAACTAACACTTTGTGTTGCACTTTTTGTTCCGTTATATAAATTTGCAAGTTCATATTGTTGAGCTAAAGATTCCGCAGTTGCCTTACCAATATCCTGACTCACATTTATTTTACTAAAGACTCCTTGATTTTGCAATCCAAAATCAACTGCAAATCCAACACATTTATTTGAAATTGCGTAGTCATCATTAGCGTCTTTAACATTTCTACCTTCAACATTTGGGTTTTTAGTGCCAACTCCTAAATTAAAAGAATCATCTATATGCCCATTTGTTATTGCAGGATTATCAGTATGTTCTGATGGAAGTTCAGTATAAACACAAACCAATTTACTTTTAGTGTCTTGGTAATCTACTTCAGTAAATGTTCCAAATAAATCAGTCGCAAATGGATGTGATAATTTTTCTTGTCTTTCATTACCTATACTTTGCACACCATAAAAGTTAATATAAGCCGGCATACTAAATATTTTAAAGTGATTTGTTTCTATAATACCACCTATCTGAGAGTATATGTTTGAAGCCACGTCAGCACCTTTTAGGGCCGTTTTTATCGCTAAAACATCTATGTATATTTTTTGTCCAATGTCTCTTCCAGCTCTGTCAAGTAAAAGAATGTCTTCAAATAATGTTTCACTATTATAATTGTTACCAGCAACCCATTTATCATTAACGGCTTTGAATAGGTTGTAATATTGTAATTTAGACAACATTCCTTCAGTTGCCGAGTTTTTTTCTATATCGTTTTGAATTGCAAGTGTTGGTAATCCTTTTTTTATCTTTAATAATACCCCTGAGAAAATGGTATCAATTGTCGTAGCAATTAATTGCAAATATTGATTCATTTCATCTTTAAAATTGAATGTAGATAGTTGTCCAGATTTAAAACTCAAATATTTTCTCGATGCGTAAATTTTAATTTCCTGTGCAAACCTTTCTACATTATCTTTCGTAAACGCAACATTCATATCGGGGAAAAAGTCTGTAATAAATGAATACACTCCATCGTATGCAAATTCAGTCCCAATTGCAAATCCTACGTATATTTCTAAAGCCTTCCAAGCCTCAGGGTATTCTGCTTGGGAAGAACTCCAAGTTTTAGTAAATCCTGAAGTTGGTAGAGCGTTTGCCGTAGTTGCTTTATATTCAGATATTGGTTTGTTTGTATAATATCCAGTGTTCGTAAACAACAAGAAATTCAAGGGATTATAATTTGATGGGTTTCCTTTTTGATATAAAAGGTTTCTATTCATATATCCATCGACTACAGCATTAAAGTTTTTAAGTTGTTGTGTTTGGAATTTTTCAATCAAATTATTATCATCACCATCGTAAAAATCAGATTCCTTTACTTGAACCGCCTTTCTCAAAAGACTTTGAATGTTAAAATCATCTTCACATTGGAGAGTTCCTCTACTGAAGTTTTTGAATTCAGTCTCAAATATGTCAAGTTCTTCTTTGGTAAAAACACTAAATAAATCATCAATGTAGTCTAAAGTAGTATTATTTCCACTTGAGTTCATTTGTAAAAACCAAGGCCACAAATTATTTTGAGTATAAGACATATATTCATTTGGGGCACAAATTTGATTCACAGTTGGAGCAAACCCAAAGTGAGTTCCTCCCCATAAAAATCTTACAGAACCATTATAAACATACTGATTATTGTATATGTCTCTTATTCCTGAAGGTCCCTGAAAACACTCAGTATATACTTGAGAATACCTTGAACCGAATGAAGGAGCACTAAAATAATATAACTCTCCTTGAGTTATAGGTTCACTATTTACTCTAAATAAAACACTTATTGTTTTATAACTAATACCATAATTCGGATTTGATGGATTATATCCAGCAAATTTATTAATCTGTGATTGGGTGTTTGAATATATTTTTACATCCGAGTCGTCAACTTTGAATTGTATGTCTTCTTGGATTGTGGTAGTATTTTCATATAGATTTTCTCCATTTAAGAAAAAATAAAAATCATTCAAAATGGTAGGATAGAATCCAACATTCATAGATTCAATAAATTCCCCCGTATCCATTGTGATTATTTCCTTCAATGAAATATCTTGTTGGACTCCGTCGTTAGTAAATTGATAGTTTAAAGCCGGGTTAAGTGTGACGGGGTCAAAAGATTCTAGTTGGTTAAGAGGACCCATAGATGTTGTTAGAAAATCTACTCCGGTTTCTTTCCAAATTTTATATCTATACCATATTGAACCTATTTTACAAGCTAACAATTTAGGCATTTTATGTATTGCCCCGAATTTCTTAAAGCTAGGTCCTACATAATTTCTTTTTTGTCCATCTAAATCAATGTATTGCCCTTTCAAGTTAGTTAGTGGTAAACTATTAAGAAAGAAATATGATGTTTCCAAAAACGGATAAAGAGACCCCCCTTTTAATGCGGTGACACCATTCTGTATTGATTTTATAAAGAATGGCATGTTCATCACACTTGATGTTGATATTGTCGATTTTACGACAGAAACTCCGTTAGAATCGGTAGTTCCGTTATAGATTTGTCCTTCAGTATAAAATGATTTTTTGGGTTCTCTTAAAAAATAATATGTATCTAAATTA